TTTGTCTCTTCTGGGATTCCAAAGGTCTCAACGCCAGTTTGTCCCGCGATTGCCGCTATGTTGGCATTAATTACTCGTTTCCGATTGGACTCTGGCAGTTGAGGAAGATACTGACCGATAAGCTCCATTGCTTGCATACGCGCTGCGGAGCTTCCCTGTCCAATGGATCTGGTAGCCTTTACTGAATCAATGCTCAACAATGCCGCCTTCGGAACCCCTCGGTTAATACAAGCTTGTTGGAACCTAATAGCCTCTGGCCCCCCATGATCTTCCTCAATAATATTCGGATTAGACGCGCGGCGAAATACTTCTGCATAATGAACATCTAGTGCCTGTAGGTAGATTTCTGCGCGGGTATTGGTNAGNCGGCTCTTCTCGCCAATCTCTGCCTCAACTTCCTTATTGCCNTTCTTGCGCCCCCCACCAGATACGGACGGCATAAAGCTTCCAGTATCGTCTGACTCTTGTCCTTGGAAGAACTGCGCAGTCTGCATTGCCGCCCCCAAATTGGATGAAACATTCTGTTGAACTAATTGAAGTCCGGGTGGCAGAATTCGATAAGGGCCAATTTGGACAGTCTTAAGCTTCTCCGCGTCAGCAGCCGTTTGAGGCTGGAACATTGTGCAGGAACCAAGGATAACGCCTTCCATGAGGCTGTTAAGCATTCGATTGTTTGCTTCCGCATACTTGTAAACCTTCTGACCAAGGCCGCGAACTCCATGATAGTATCCGTTGCCAACTCCGTTAAGAAAGACTGTGAATGCTTCAGAGAACTTCTTATACCTACCGATCTTGCTACACAGAAACTCTGTAGAGTTAAGTCTGTCGAAAATATAATGAGAAATGCGACCATCATATTCCTTGACATAGAAGTTTGCCACTTTAATCACCTTGCTCTTTGCGTAAGAATAATACAATGCGTTATTCTTTAGTTCTTTCTGATACCATTCCCAAGGGCGGCGTTGATCTTGCTCGTCAACGCGAGCGTTCATAATCGCGCTCTTGCATTGCTCGACATCCCAACCGCCCCTCTGGGCCGCTTCTTCGTCGTCAATGTAGGAATACAGCTCCTCGCAATAAAGCTCGTCCAGAACATAGCAGAACTCCCAATTATCCCAATCCACTTTAGCTCCTTTAGGAACTACCAATGCCCAAGGCTCAATGGCTTTAGAACGCCAATCAGTCTGGTCTGGGAAATACATACAAGCCTGTCCATGAATAACAAGCTCCTTGTGGCAAACTTGATGCTGCGCAAGGAAGTTGGGATTAGACTTGGAAAGCAGCCGATGGAACTCTTCCGTAAGGATACGGCTCCATTCCTCACGCTTGCCCATGTCTTTGCCGTAATCAGTTTTAACTGTGGCGTATGTTCCCACAGATGTAAGAATGTCGAAATAGGGGATAACAGCCGCCTCAACCTTTGCCTCGGCATGACCCCAATTCACATTAATGCGGTCTGCTTGACCCATCTCGCGAAGCTGCTGATCGTTATAAGGGGGGTTTCCGTCAATGATTCCTTGGATTTGTGAGCGACGATAAGAGGCAATTTGATCGTCATCAATAAGGGTGTAGAGCATACTACGAGCTGACCCAGCGGAATCCACCCTTGTTTTTGGTGGCTTCTCACCCTCTGTTGGGTCAATAAGTCCGTAAGTAATCATATATGCTGTTCAGATTTTGCCTTATTTAAGTCTTCAGTTTTAAGCCAGCACCAAGCTGGACGAGCATCCGTTGTCTCCGATTTCTCTCCAGAAAGCAACACTTTTCGATTGACATGGACAATGGCCTCATTTCGGCATCCGCATATTCCGCAGTTATGCAGAGACTTATCAGAAGGCGTTGATCTTCCGCCTTTTACTTGAGCTACAAGGCTAGTGATCTGTTGCATGGCTCCACAGCCGCCGCAGAATCCAGCGGGAACATTATAATAACACCTAGCGCATATTTCAGCCCTGTTGTTAGCTTCCTCTCCAGAGACAAATACATCATCCCCAGAAACTGCCTGTTTAGCCATAGTCAGCAAGCTAGTAACTCCCTTAATGATGTTTTGGGCAGAAAGCGTGGAAACGGCCCCTCTTGCTGGTTGCCCATCAGTCCACTCACACCATCCAGCGGGAAGCTGGCGGCATAGCTGGTCTTCTACAGCCTTTTCCCAATCATCCGGCAATGGAATGTTGTTATCGTCATAATGAAGCTTAACAAGCCTCAACAAGCCAACCATAGTGTGTTCGTTTTCTATCTTAAATCCAGTCTCTGGGACTGTGAATCTAAAACAGTTGGGGGGAACTACATCAAGCTTGATTAGTTTCTGGCGTATCATTTTCAATTAATAGCTGTTCAATATCCTTCATGGCAAGGTGATAACCATCAAGGAATGCCACTTTCATATAGTCCTTATGACCATCTGCTGTGCCGTGATTCTGTGAATATGTCCTTACGCCCTTGGTATTATACCAATCTTCAAACGCTGTAGTTGCTATCTTCATTTGTATATCTCTTCGTTTTCGTCTTCGTCATCCTCGCCCATATCAGGCAAGGTCTTGTTTAAATTGCTGGATAACCTTTCCCATGATTTCAGCGGCGTTGTCCACGGCTTCTTCAGAGAGGTCGGGAAACCTAGCGTGAAGGATTTCGTGGCAAAGCACATCTTCAATAGATCGGCTTGATTTCGGATTGATGATAATAGTTCGTGTTTCATATACGCACAATCCGTCATTTGGTTTTCCGTTTGTTTTTTGGGTATCTCCATAGCCGTACTTCCAAATGCGATCATTAATCTTAATTTGTCCTATGCGTGTAAATTTCATCTCCGTACTGATAGCATCAGATAAAGAAGAGTGGCGCAAGCGCAAACGCCGATTAAGAGTTGCTGTTCGTGAGACATTCGTTAATTCGTGAGAGTTCCTTTTGAATGCACCATAGGGCTTTCTGAAGATCCTCGACTTCTTTATCTGGATGCTTGTTTCCAGCTCTAAAGATGTATTTGATGGCATTTGATCGGCAATAGTTAAGGTGTCCTATCACATCAACCAACTCAATACCCGATTTAGCCTTATAATGACTAGGTGAGCTAACAGGATCATTTTCCATTATCGTATGGCAAGGATCATGCCCTTCCTCCAGACTTGAGAGCGACCACGCTCATCTTCCCTAACTTCGTGTGGAATATTCCCACGCTCAAGGTCTTTAACAACATTCTCAAGCATTTTGCGATTGCTCTTGATTGTTGTGTCATATGGCCCAGCTAGGTATGCGTAGTTAGGCTCAATATAGTATTCTTTGTGGAGTTCTTGCATATGTTTCATTTGGTTGTTTTGATGATGCGGTAGTGAGGCGTGGCAGCAACTCCCTTAAGAGGTTGAGCCACCCTAAATACCCTTCTTTCTACTTTATTGGTTTTACAGGCTTCTGCAAGCTTTCTTCTTACTGTTCTTACAGGCGTGTTGGTGTCTTCTGAAATCTGCAATGCCGTTCTGTATCCTTTTTCAACAATGTCCTCTTTGGTTAAGGTTGTTGTGGCAATAAGGTTTGCCCATTCGTTTGCGCTCATACAGGCAACCTCCACTCTTTAGCAAATTCACCGCGAGAGATAAGCCATACTGCGCTATCCTTTGGCCCGACCTCTCCGTAAACCATGCCTTGTCTCCAGCCTAGCGTGGCCCTCCTTACCTTCGCGTATTCCATAGAACCCCTGCTTGTGAGAGTTCCTACGCAATACCCTGTGCTTTCCTCAATGGTTCTGCCCTCTGCCATCTGGCTGCGATGCGTGTGGGCAAACACCACTTTGCCCCCATACACCTCTGCCATATCGCGAGCTGAATTCTCGTTATAGATCGTTCCATGCGTAAAGGTAACATCTCCAAGCATCCACTTCTGGAACACTCCGTTGTAAGGAATGCGGCGGCATTTGATCTTCTGGAACCACTCGTCAATGTGCTGGTCAATATGCTCGGCACAGCATTGAACGATTGCGCTACGATCATTCTTCTTGTGCTGAATGCGATCCTCATGGTTGCCATCCAAGGCAATTGTGGCTCCCAGCTCCTTAAGGAATGCCAGCCCGCCATCAATGTCTGGTCGGACAGGCTCCCTTTCGTCGCTAGTTCCAGACGCTCCACCTCTCCAAGCGGTAGTGTCGCACCAATCACCAAGGTGAATAATCTCCTCTGGCTTCCAAGCATCGCGCATTTTATACACCGCATCCAATGCCGTAGGGTCTGCATATTTTCCATGCGAGCATCCTACAGCAAGGAAGCGTGTATATTTAGTGCCNATGTTGAATAACTTCGGCTTCTTCATTATTTTGTCTCCTCAATGGTAACAAGCTCAAACTTGCTTGGGTCTTTCTTGCTTGGCGCAACTCCCACATCAACGATTGTTCCAGCCTTGCCAAGCTCTGTAGCCTTTGTGAACAGCTTCTCGTCAAATGTCATCGCCTCAATAACCTTGCCGTTGTCATTGAACTCAACCGCATATAGCGTCCACTTGCGAGGGCTCCCATCTGGACTCTTTGCAGCAACCTTACTGTTGGTTGGCAACACTCCGCGCCAGTAACCAGTCACATTCCCTGCTGGGCGAACTGCTGGATTCTTGTCCATCGCCTTCGCGATTGCTGGACGAGGAGCCGACTCTTCTTTCTTTGGAAGATGCTCGTTGCCGTCCAAGTCATCTTCAGCGGCGATTCCCAATACCGCTGCAAGAGAATAACGGCGAGCGTAGGTGATTGCTCCTCCAACGCCCTGTGGCGACTGATCCTTGATTGGAAGGAGAAGTGTGCTGGAGATAGAGTGCCCGTCCTTGTGGACAATCGTTGTCTCGACTCCAGCCTTGCCATCCTCAAACACAGGACTCTGCATTACTGCGAGACCATGCTTTGCAAGGATTGGTCGCGTGGATTCGATGATCCCATCCAGAGGAGCGTACTTGCTCTTGAAGTAGGGATTGCTTGCTGTTTTGGGAACATTCTGAAGCTCCCCGATTGCGGCAACAAGTGCTGCTGCGAATGCTACTACCGACTTGTTTGGTATTTCGTTTTCCATTTGTTTTGTTTGTTGTTGGTTGGTTCTACTATTCCTCGTCAATGATCTCGACCTCTCCGTCGATGTTGGCAATCAGATCGTCAAGGTCATCTCGGATATTCATAATCAGAGCCTTGAGTCTCTCGTTTTCGTCTTTGATGTCAATAATTTTTTCGGACATTTTATCGGATGAATGAAGTGACGATTGCAGCTCCAGAAATAAAGCAAGCGGCGAGGGAAACCCAAGCAACTCCCTTTGCTTCCGAGTGAAGACGCTCAAGCTGGTCAGCAAGGTCAAAGATGTCAGCTCCTAGACTCTGCGAGCAAGCCTCAAGGTACGAAAGTCTTACTTCCGTTGTGAGCTTTGCTGGCGTTGTTTTCTTGGTTGTTTTTGTTTTTGGTGTGGTCATGTGGTTCTTGTTTATTTGGTTGTCTGCGAGATGTCGAGAATTATTTTCGGAAAAATGAAGCAACGATTCCACGAAGGTATTCAGCCGCATCGGAGTCTGGAAACTCGGTAAGGCAATGATTGATTGCGCCAAGCAAAATATCCGTCCTGTGCTTCAACTCAAAGATTGCTGGGCTGATGGCATCAATGGATTCCTCATGGTTTTTTAGGCGACTCTCAAGCTGCGAAACAACCTTGTTGAGACGAGCGTTTTCTTGGAGGATGGATGTGATGGTTGTGGGAGTTGTTTCAGACATGAGCAACTGGTAACGGCATCATGGCATCATTGCAACAAAAAAGATTTTTTTATTTAGTGCTTGACACCTCGCGCCAATCCCCCTTAACAATCCCCTACCGGCTCCTAGCGGAGAGCTTCAAACAAGTCCACAAACTTTTCTCAAGTCTCTAGTTCTCGCAAGCCATCCTTTTAAATATTTCGTCAATGATGGGCGTGAGTTTACGAGTGCTTTGTAAAACTCCTCTTGAGCATCAATAAACTTGGACGGATTAGCTGCGCTTGCTCTCATCAACTTGACTGCGCGACCAACTCCGCAATTCACACAAGAATTAAAAAATATCCAATCCATTGGCGCGGGATAGTTGTCGCAATGCAAGTTGAGGTATTCAGTCCAATAGATTCCCATTGCCTCTCCAGCGGTAAGGGAACGGATATTCACATGAGGGTGTGATCGTTGGTCGATACCAAACTTGGTAGCTCCACCAGCATCGTCTGGATCATTCTCGTAGGTCGTTCCCTCCCACTTAAACAACCAAGGAATGATCTCCTCCTTAAATCGTGCCGTCATCATAGTAGCGAGGCTTTACGGCCCTCTCTGTGATTTCCGTTACTTCCGAAACCACATCTTGGACTTGAGATGTGTTCATCTTCCACTCGTAGACCAACCTTCCTGTTACCATAAAAATGACGATTGCGCCTATTACATAGAATGAGTTTGTAGTGATGGTCACAAACCCAGCTATAGCGACTGCTGGAAGGGTGTAAAGGTGTGCAACCGCCCATCTCCAACTAGCCTCAATCGTGATGATACCAAGGATGGAGAGCAGAAGCCTCTGCCAAGGTGTTTGTGGTTTTACAGGAAGAATCGCCATGATGTCTTAAGCCCAATATACCCAACCACAGCCAAAATGGAGCAGAATGCAATCATTCTCCACCAGAACAATTCACGCAACGCCTTGAGCTGCTTGTCGTGCCAGTAGTTCGCTGATTCCTGCGCCTTGGCGAGCTGGATAGTCTGCTTGTCAACTTGACCAGAATACTTGGCAAGCTCGTCCTGCGAAACCGCAATTGCGTTGGTTAACTGGCTAAAGGTAGTTTTTCCCGCTGGAGATAAGTACGCGCTCACCTCCACGGCCTTTTCTCTCACAGAAGATATGGAACGCACCACAGCCGTCTGTGATGGCGGGAAATAGGCTTCTGGCTTGTGTGATGCGCATCCAATAAGAAATGCTGACGCACAAACAAGAAAGATTCCTCTGATTTTAAGCATACGCTATGTTGGTATAAACCTCGTTTGCCGCTATTGATGTGTTGTCGTTGTCTGCGTAGTTGGCAGTTATTCTGAACGCTATGCCGCTAGTAAATACCAATCCGTTAGAGAATGGAATGATTATGTCGGTTCCTGTTGAAATTGGGATTGTCCATTCTGGAACATCAGATGAAGATGGGGCCGTTGCCTTGTCGTAAAACTTGAAATACCTATCTCCTCCACTACCACCAGAATTATGATGAAGAGCAATCGTAAAAATAGATCCAGCAGATGCCTTAACCACATTTGGGTTAGTATTGGCAGTTGAAACAGACTTAAAGAGAGTTGTGGCTGGGGCAATGCCAGCTGCGGTTGTGGAAACTGCCTCTAGGATCTTACACAGAGTAAGATCAGATCCATCTTTAGTTGATGAATATACAGGTGTAAAAGGTGCGCTCATATTATCTCCTCCAGAGCCTTGCAACAGTTGCAATAGATGCCAACATACTCAACAGCAAGCAAGCGATACGAAGGCTCTCTTCAGATGGAACGAATGATGCCGCAAGAGCCACAAGGCTTGTTGCACAGCCCAACAACGCATCGGATGGGTCTGTTGGAGAGTGCATTATTTTACAAGTTCTTGAACAAATTTCTCTGGGTCTTTAGCAATAAGCTCCTTAAGCTTTGCATCAACATCTGCGTCCGTGAATTGACCAATCTTATCGTAGTCTGCTCCACTCCAGAGCATCACAAGACCACCGACCCCATTAATTCTTGCATAAACAATCTTCCTAGCGTTGTCGTAGGTGATTGTGCAATCAATTGAAGTGAGAGTAACTGGCTTGCGCCTTTTTCCGTTAACTGCGGGAAAGTTAATTGTAATTGGCAATTTTAGTGAGATCATAATAATTAGATGTTAATAAACCAAGGCAAACGAAGCAATGAGGAAATACTAATTTTCTTTTTAGTTGGAACCGCTGAAATAAATGTATCAACAGCTCCA